GGGGTTGTCATGGTTGTATCCTTCTTGTCTTTCTATATGATAAGCAGTGTAAGGAATTACATTGTAAACACCATATTTTTCAGCTATTTCTAATTTTAAGAAAAAATCACCGTATTTACACATTTGACGTACCCACATCCAAAGATTAAACTCGATATTAAGTACATCATAAAATAAATTATATAGTATTTTTTGTATATCTTCGTTAGCACTTCTAATTTGAAGTACTTCACCCATGTCATTTTTTGTAGTTGATTCATCAGCTAATACGTCTAAAGCTGAGGCTATAATAGCATCTTGGTCCATTACATCATATTCAGAGTACATATAAGGTCTCATATATTGGTAATTCAAATTAAATTGAGCTCCATATAATGAGGTACCATTAGTAGAAAAAATTCTGTTATATCTATCCATTAATGAATTAGTTTCTAATTCACCTGTAGATTGAATTTTTCCACTATCTATTACATCTACTTGGTTACCCCCAACATTCCGTATTATCACGTCTGTTGAAAATAATTTTCTTAATCTTGTAAATACGCTTTTATCAGCCATAATTTATTCTTATTGTTATAAATATTATTAAAGTAGCCATTTGATACTTTCATCGCCATCTGCTGTTTTCATATGGTATGGGTTATCTGATCCTTTAGAAAAACCGTATCCTCCCTGGTAAGGAGTTCTGTTAACTGACATATTGTTTAGTGTGGTTTTGGTTATGTCTAAACCTTGTTGGTTAAATTTTAAGGCCGTGTCTCTAACATACATAGCAGTACCAAACGCCATCACTAAATCATCATTATACCCCGTTTGGGCTTCTGCTCTACCATTTTTCCAAATAAAAACCTTCATTTCTTCTACTAGTCTTCGAGAGTTTATTGTTACTCCTTTATCACTAATATACTCTTGAAATTTACCTATTACCATAGGACGTGTTCTAGATGACATAGTAAAACCTGCTACCATTTTTGAGTGGTCTTGATATTTATCAAAATACGAATTAGCATTGGCCTCTCCACTCTTTTGTGAATAATAAAGGTTAGAATATTGTCTATCTATAGCTACTTGTATTGTTGCCCATCCTATGTTAGCATTTTCTATTACGAGTAATGCTTCATTATATTCTGTAGCTAAACCTACTAACAAATGACCAAATTCTTTTGTACCAATTTGTCCCTTATATTCTGCTACCTGAACATTAGTTTCAACATCCATTACATGGCAAGTAGAAAAATCTTTTCCATCACCACGAGCAACATCCGCTACTACCATATAGGATCTAGTATAATCGGCATTTTCCCATACCCAAAGATTTTGATCTGCTCCTCTACGTTCTAAAGGGTCTTTAATGTGTGTCTTTTCATAGTATTCTAAATATTCATTATAAAATACAATATCACCTGATGTACTGAAATCGCAATCACATTCTTGTGCTGCTAATCTAGGATCACCTAATAAATTATCTTGAGCATCTCTCCATGTCTGGTCTCTTTCTGGGTGAACGTACCATGGGAGTTTTATAGGTAAAAAATCATTTTCACCTGCTTCTGCTTTAACCCATGTTTGATGAAACCAATTACCAGTACCATAAGGTGTTGATAATACAATGGCACCACCACCAGTTGCTAAGGTTTGTTGCGCTGATGCCCACGTTTCAGCAATGTTATCAATAAATGCTGCTTCATCAATTATTAGTAATGATACCGCTTCTGAACGTGCGGCATCTGCATTAGAGGATTTAGCTTGTATTTTTGACCCATTAGTTAATCTAAGAGAAAGTTTGTTGTTTTCAGCAGAGTCTACTTTTAACCATGAGGGTAAATTTTCCCACATGAATTGTACTTTTGTTACTAAGTTTCTTGCTGTTGCTTGTGTAGTTGCTAAGGCTAATACATTTCGATCTTTATGGAATGTCATTAACCATAATGAGTAACCCGCGGCCAGAGTTGATATACCCAATTGCCTAGATTTTAATATAGCACTATAGTCATTGTTTTGAAATAACGTTAATACCTTTTCTTGAAATGGGAACAGGTTGAATTGTATGCGCCCACGTTGTGGATGCTGTATATAACAGTACTTACGTAGAAAATGCACCGGGTCTTGGGCACATTTAATATATTCTTGACGTATTACTTTTTTTAAATCTGACATGCAATTATTTTAATATAAGAATTACTCCTCCAATTGCTACCAGACCAGCACCACCTAAAATCTTGTTTTTAATTCTTTGTTTTTTAATTTCAAGTCTTAATTTATCATTTAATTGTTTAGTAAATTCTAGTTGAGACCCTTTTGTATTTAATATAGAATTAAAATTACTAATTTGAAAGTTAAGATTATTAATAACGCTATCTTTTAATACTACCTTATTTTCTAATAGTGAATATTTGGTTGTTATTAAACTTAATTCTTTTTTAAAACTATCTCCGGTTATTAAATCTTTAATTACTAGACGAACTATTGGTTTTTTTAATTGAATCGAGGTGCTGTCTATAACGTTCTGTGAAAAACTGTTGTAGCTCATCATCCCTATAAGAATCAACATTATTAACTTTCTCATTTGTTTGTTTTTTTAATATAACTATTTTGCTATCTTGCTTACTAATTTCTTGGTCTAATACTGATATCTGAGTGGTTAACACATCAATTTCTAGTGTTAAGTTCTCATTTACATTATGTAAAGAATTAATTTTATCATTTAAAGCTTCTATTTTATCATTATACTCAGTAATATATTCTTCCTCATTTGAGGAATACATATTAACTAAATAATAGACACCAAAAAATACTATGGCGAAATATAAAAACCTTTCTTTAGATGACATTATATCTTCTTATTATCTAGAATGCTTTCCAATTCTTTTTTTAATTTAGTTTTTGCTTTTAAGGTTTTAACTAATTTTTCTTTTTCTTCACCTTCAGCTTTTGAATATTTTTTAGCTAAGGATTTCATTTCTTGAGTTAACAAAGCAAGTTCTTCTTTTGCTTTAGCTAAACCCTTAGTTTTTTTTATATCCTTTTTAGATGGTTCTTGGTCTTCATCTTCTCTTAAATCTTCTTTTATAAATTTAGCTTTTGCTTTATCAAAATCCCCTTTATATATTTGTTTAACAATTTTACGTCCTAGAGCTTCTAATTGATCTAAATCTAATGAATTTGGTTTACCAAACCCTGCAAGATAAGCGGCTCCAATATCTCCATATTCTGCTGGGTCTATTGCTCCTTCTTCGATACCAGCTTCTTTTTTAGCTGATTCTAGATCTTGGACTGCTTGAGTAAGTTCTTTGGTTTTGTTGATTTCATCCTCTGTAGATTCAGATAATTCAAGAAGGATGTTTTCTCTAATATATTTTTTTAAGTCAGACTTTTTCATTATAGTTATGTTTTATTATAAATATGCTAAAGTTTAGTAACATTCAATATTTGTTGAATTCGTTCCTCCGTAGATCCTGATATTTCTTCTATTGTACCTGCTTTGTGGCCATGTTTTCGAATTAATGATACAATAGTAAAATCAATTAGGTCTCTATAATGTTCGTCCGTTTCTCTTACACCATTATCTTCTATGTCTAACCCGCATGGAGATATATAAAATATGTAATCATATTCTCTCACAAACTCACTAGCATATTGTTCAAATGCAGTAATATCTTGATGAGGTATTGATTTTGCATTTAGGGTAAACGCCATTACATCAATAACAGTTCGGTCTGTAATGATGTTTTCATACATTAACTCACCACAACGTTCAGCTAAAAACACGGTTTGTCCCTTTAATGTTGAATCAGTATTTAAAGGAATACCTAAAGACATTAAATGTTGGCTACGCTCGGTTGCAAATTTGTAACCCTTAAATTGATCCAACTCTTTTAAAGCATTTACTAATGTAGTTTTACCCACACTCATTGTACCACATAAACCTATTTTCATATCTTAGTTTCTATAATCTGAAAGTGATGCTTTCATTGATTGGTTTTTATAGTAAGGCAAGCCTTCTCTTTGTTGTCTAATTTCGCTCCATTCATCCTTTGTATGTTGGATACCATATAAATGATATTCTGCGTTCTTTCTCTTACCTTCAGGTAAAAGAGCGGGACCATCCCAATTATGTAGTTTTCCATCCCAAACATAGGCAACTGTACCATCTGCTTGTTTTAATTTTCTACTTTGTGGAAACGGTGTTTTAGTTGTTTTAGCCATAATATTATTATTTGTCGTAAATATACGAAATTTATACGCGTTATCCTAATTTTTTAATATATGTTCTGCAACATATGTCCCTTGTGCACCACTTACCGTTATACCCCTAGCTGATAAAGCATCTCCAACGAAGTGGACATTACTATATTTGGTGAGAGCTAGATTAGTATAATCGACAAGTGGCTCAGGTGATAGATATTTTACTTCAGGTACATAAATACCCCAATCGTCTTTTAATGTTGGGAACACTTTTTTCATGTCCTCAATAAAATCATATACATACATAAAGTATGGTTGCATTGATTTTGCTATTTTATGTAATGTATCTACTTGAATAGCTGATACATTTTCACCTTCTGATGTTGTAGATGGTTTACGTGTTGGACTATAATATAATCCTGTACCATCTATTTGTAATTTTTTAACTACGTCTCTAGCCCAATCAAATGGTTTTTCTATACCTTGTACCTCCATTAAAATACCAAAGTTAGTCATATCATTCCTAAATGATTCATCTTTTTTAGCATGTCCATTGTAACTGTGGTCACCATACGTTTCTTCAACTGCTACATATGCTGCATTATTATTTGTGCAGAATGAACGTAATGATACTCCTTTGTCTTCATATTTTCTATATAATTTGAAATCGTAAGATACATCAATTAATTTTTGGAAATGTTTTTGTGGTGCTTCAAATCTAACACCAATTTGTACCGGTTTAGGTTCAGTTGGTAGTTTATATTGTTCTGCTAATTTCTTACCAAAATCAATACCAGATTTACCTACACCAAAGATAAGTGTGTCATAAAATATACTATCATTATCCATATTAGCAAACTCAGGTTTCACTGATTTGAATGTTATTTCGTTGTGTCTAAAATTGATATCGCTAACTTTTTGTTCCCAAATAAATTCTACACCACCATCAACTAAAAAATCATACCAATTTTTACCTA